ATGAATCTACCTGATTATTTCAAGCAGGAAGGGGCGCTGACCGCTGCCATGTTCGCCCGGCTCGTGGGCGTGTCGCCCGCGCTGGTCTATCAGTGGCGCACCGGCCGCAGGCCCGTGCCGGTCAAGCACTGCGCCTTGATCGAACTCGCCACCGACGGCGCCGTCACCCGGCGCGACTTGCGCCCTTCCGATTGCACTCAAATCTGGCCGGAGCTGGCCGAAAGGATCACGGCGCAATGAACTATTACCCCCACCACATCGGCGACTTCAATAGCGCAACGCGGCATCTGACGCGCATCGAGCGCAGCGTCTATCGGGACTTGATCGAGCTTTACTACGACACCGAAGCGCCGCTATCGCAAGACATCGACAAGCTTTGCCGCTTGTTGATCGCCCGGTCCGACGACGAGCAGAACGCCGTGGTCCAGGTGCTGCACGAGTTCTTCGTGGAATCCGAGCAGGGCTGGCGACATGCTCGCTGTGACGCCGAGATTGCGCGTTATCACGGCAACAAGGAAGCCAAGTCGGCAGCCGGTAAAGCCAGCGCGGCCAAACGCGCTCGGCAGGCAGGCATGCCGGCAAGGCAAGCAGCGGATCAACAGCCGTTGAACATCCGTGCAACCAACCAGGAACCACAACCAGAACCACAACCAGAACCACAGCCAGAACGACCACAACCCGAATCGACAATCCCGAAAGCGGCCCCCATGCGCTCCGGCAAGCCCGCCTTCGATGCGGCCGAGTGTGCGTTGCCTGATTGGCTGGATCGGGCCGATTGGGCTTGCTGGGTGGCGGACCGCAAAGCGCGCAAGAAGCCGATCACCCAAGAGGCGGCGCGGCGCCAGCTGCAACAGCTTGCCGGCTACCGGGCCGAAGGCGTCGCGGCGCGCGACGTCATTGCCCACAGTATCGCCAGCGGCTACCTGGGCCTGTTTCCGCCGCGGTCGGCGGCCCGCGTCACGGCACCCCACCCATCGCGGCAGCGCGCGCAATGGTCGTCGGAATTGCGCAGCGTGCTGGCCGAGGGCCATGTCCGGGGCGAAATCGACATGGGGGTGATCGATGCCAGTCGTTGAATCGACGGTCGGACTGGGCGCGCTGGTCGTCAACGAAATGCACTTGCTGTATGGCGCCAAGTTCGCGCAGCAATGGGAAGGCCTGACGCCGCGCGAATTGAAAGACTCCTGGAACCAGAAGCTGGCCGGCCTGACCGAAGCGCAAGTGCGGCGCGGGCTTACCGCCTGCCTGACACGGGAATGGCCGCCGACGCTGCCGGAATTTCTGAAGCTTTGCTGCCCGTGGTTGATCCCCGAACTTGCCTATCACGAAGCGGTGCGCGGCGTGTCGGCGCGGCGTCGTGGCGAGGTGGGGGACTGGTCGCACCCGGCGGTGTATTGGGCGGCGGTGGGCGTCAGCACGGTTGACCTGTTGAACAGCAACTTTGGCGCAATCAAAGTCCGTTGGGAAAGAACGCTGTCCGAAGAGTTGGCAAAAGGTGCATGGCCCGACATCCCGGCACCGCGCGCGGCGTTGCCCGCGCCCGGACAGACGCTGGCCACGCGTGCCGAGGCCGAGGCCGCGCTGAGAAAAATGGGTGCGGGAAAAATGCTGGCAGCCCGCAGCCGGTCACATCGCGAGTGGATCGAACGCTGGGAGGCGCGCATCGCGTCCGGCGGGCATCCCACCAAGGCCATCGCCGACATGTTGATGCACGCCAGGCACACGGCCAAACCGGAGGGCACATGACGATGCGGCGCATGAATGATGGGCCAACGCGCGCGAACGGCGCGTCAGCTAAGGATCGCAAAGCACGGGCCGCAAAGCACGGATCGCAAAGTAAGGACCGCAAAGTAAGGACCGCAAAACAATGAAAATGAAAAATACACCGTCAGTACAAGCCGGCATGCCGCGTTGGGTGGAAGACGAAATTCATAACTGGGCCAGGTCGCAATGGGAAGGCGATTGGCCCGGCCCGCGCCGCATGTTGCACGAGACGCCCGACGTGTGCGAATTTCCGCCGCTGCCCGGTCACGACGATGACGACGAGCCACTGCGCATACCCGTGAACCATGAACGCGCGCGCCGCGTGCACGCCCTGTATGAAGCGTTGCCGCTTCTGGAACAGCGCGTGGTCCAGGCGGAATACACGCGCCGCGCCGACTACGGGGACCTGCCCGCGCATGGCCGTCAGGACAAGGCATGCCGCGTCATCGGCATCACGTTGCCGTACTACAAAGTGGCGCTGGGCAGCTTCAAGCAAGAAGTCTGGAGGGCGTTCCGATGAAATACGCACACGAAGTCATCGACCTGCTGGCCGCGTATCCCGGCCGCGAATTCAGAATGGCCGAGATCTTGCGGCACGTCAGCCGAGGCATGCCGTTGACGCCCGCCTCGCAAGAGGCAATGCGTCGCGGCGCGCGTCGTGTGCTGGACCATCTGTTAGACGCGGGGCATGTCCAGCGCTGCGGCGGCAACACCAAATCCGCCACGTATTCCTGGCAGCAATTGGGACATGCACTTCATAAAAACCATGCCCATTTGGGACCGGATTTGAGACAATAGCCGCGGGGCATTGCGCCCACACGAAATGCAGCCCGCCAACCGCTCCGGTTCGCGGGCTTTGTTTTTTTCCGGAACCAACAGTGACCGACATGACGCCTGAAGACGCAATCCTTACGCTGGTGACGGCCGCCGCGGGCGGCGTGCCGGTGTTTCTTTCCGACGATGCACCGTCTGTTCCGCCGCCGCCCTGTATCGCGCTGGCCGTACGCTGGGTGCAGGCCGGCCCCGCTGAAACCGGCCCGGTCGACGCCGACGGTAATCAGCTGGTGCGTGACCATCGCGATGCCACCGTCGAGCTGCGCAGCGTGGGCGCTGCCGCCTATCGCGCCCTGGACAAGTTGGGGCTGGCACTGCGCCATCCCCTTCACGAGGATCGCGCGGAAGCGCTGGGCCTGGCGGTGTTTCACGCCGGCCCCGTGCAGCGCGTGCCGCGCGACGGCAACGACGCCACCCCGGGCACGTCGAGCGAGCCGCGGGGCGCGCTTGACCTGGGCATTCGCTACGCGCAGACCTATACGGATGTTGTCGGCCTCATCGAAACGGTGACCGGCAACATCACGACCACGGGCGGGCTGCTGCCTTCTTTTACAACCTCATTTTCCGCGAAGACCGAAGCGACGAATTGACGTTCAAGGTCTTCTTAACGCTGTCCCCCGCCGCCCTTGGGCGGTTTTTTTTTGGAGCCGCAAATGGCAAAAATCGACCGGATCGTCAATGTGGCGATCTCGCTGAACACCACGGCGATCAAGGAGCAGAATTTCTCTGACATCCTGATCCTTGGCGCACACGCGCTGGCCGTCAACCGCGTCATGGCGGTGACCGAGGCAGGCGAGCTGCTGGACATGGGCATCGCCCCGAACGACCCGCTGTACATCGCGGTGCGCGACGCCTTCAAACAGATTCCGACGGTGGCTCGCGTCTTTGTCGGCCGCCGCCAGGTGGATGCATCGCGCATTGCCGTGACGCACGCCGCCGCGTCGGACTACGCCGTGTCGCTGTCCTGGCGTGACGCGAATGGCGCCGTGCAAAAGGTGGCTGCCAGCGTGCCGGGCGCCGCTGACAGCACGCCGCAGACGCTCGCGACGGCCCTCGCCGCCGCCATTGCCGAGACCGACGCACCGGTGACGGCCACCGCAACCGGCGCGGACGTTGCGGTGACCGCCGATGTGACCGGCCAGGCCGTCGCCATCGCCGTGACGGGCAACCTGGAATTGGCCGCGCCGGTCAGCACCGAAACGCCGTCGGCCGCACTGAACGCTTGCCTGCGCGAGAACGGCGACTGGTACGGCGTGTCGCTGGCCAGTCGTGTGGAAGCGGATGTGTTGGACGCCGCCGAATGGGTGGAATCGAACGAGCGCCTGTTCGGCGTATCCAGCGCGCAGGCGGGCATCATCGACGCAGCCGTGTCCAACGACATTGCGTCGCGCTGCCAGCAGAAGCAGTACTTCCGCACGCATGTGTGGTACCACGGCCAGGCCGATAGCGAAGCGCTGGACGCCGCCGTCGCCGCCAACCGCTTCACCTTCTATCCGGGGGGTGAAACCTGGGCCAACACGCGGCTTTCGGGCGTGACCTACGACAACCTGACCGAAGGCCAGGCGCTGGCCGCGCATGCGAAAAACGCCAACACGTTCGAGCAGATGCGCAACTTTGCCGTGACGCAAAACGGCAAGGTCGCCGCCGGCGAATGGATCGACGTGATCCGTGGCCGCGACTGGCTGGCCGAGCAGGTCAAGATCAACGTGGCATCGCAGCTGATCAACGCCAACGGCAAGGTGCCCTATACCGACGCGGGCATCCAGGTCCTGGTCAACGGCATCCGCCAGGCGCTGCTGCTGGGGCAGAGCCGTGGCTTGGTCGCGCCCGACGAAATCGATGACGCGGGCCGCAAGATTCCCGGCTTTGTCATCAACGTGCCGCGCGCGGCCAGCGTGTCGACCAACGACAAGGCCAACCGCGTTCTGCGCGACCTGAGCTTCAGCGCCCGCCTGGCCGGCGCCATCCATGTTGCCGAGATCAAGGGCAACCTCACCTACCAACAACTGTAATCGGGGCATATCCATGTCAGTCAAAACCTACGCACCCAACCAGGTCAAGATCGTGATGGGCGCGCTGCCCATTTCGGGCCTGGCCGAAGACACCTTTGTCACCGTGACGGAGATCGGCGAAGGCATCGCCTCGGTCGTCGGCGTCGACGGCGAGGTGGCGCGATCGATGTCGCGCGACTCGCGCCTGCGCATCACGTTGACGCTGATGCAGACCAGCGCCAGCAACGCCGCCTTGACCGCGCTGCACCAGGCCGACCGCGCCACCGAGGGCAACGGCGCGGTACCGATTTCCGTGACCGACCTGCGCGGCACGTCGCTGCACGCCTCGGATTCCGCGTGGATCGTCAAGATGCCCGACGCGGGCTACGGCGCCAAGGTCGGCAGCCGTGAATGGACGATCGAGACCGGCCCGGCCATTCACGTGATCGGGGGCAATACCTGATGAGCGCCATCAAGGAAGTGAGCATCGGATCGACCGTCTTTCGTATTTCTCGGTTTGATCCGTTTCGCCAGCTCAAGCTGTTGGGCGACCTGCAAAAAGAAGTGCTGCCGGCCGCCGGCTCGATGCTGACCTCGGTGTTCAGCGCGGACGGCGCCGGCGAAGGCCGCGACGAAAACGCGATGCTCAATGCGTTCCGGGAACTGTCGGCCAAGCTGGGCGGCGATGCGCTGGCCGGCTGGGCCGAGCGCTTGGTCGACCCGGAGCTGGTCAGCTTCGAACTGGCCGGCCGCGAGCCGCAGAAGCTGACGCCGGCGCACCGGGGGCTGGCGTTTGCGGACTATGCCGAGATCCTGGAGTTGCTGTTCCACATCCTTGAGCACAACTTCGCCGGCCCTTTGGCGCGTTGGGCCGGCCGCTTTGGTCCGGCCCGCGCGACGTTGGCGAGCCTGTCGGGCGGTTCGACGCAGGCTTCGAACGAGAGCTGATCATCTGGCGGCCCATCCTGGCCCGCCATGTCAGCCTGGACGCCGTCAAGCGCGGCGACGTCGATCTGCTGGACATCCTGAAGCTCAACGCGCTGATGGATGCCCAGCAGGCCGCGCAGGCCGCGGCAGATAACAAGGCGAGGTAACGATGATCGTTGTACGAGAGGTGGTGACGCTGCTGCGCTACCAGGTGGATCAATCCGGGTTGCTGGCCTATCGGCAGGCGTTCGAGTCGACGTTGCAGGCCATGGTGGGCGCCAGCGTCAGGGCGGGCGCCGCGATGCGCCTGGCGCTGGCGGATGTGCTGCCCGGCGTGGCGAACACGCCGCAAGCGAAGGCAGGGCCGTCGGCAAGCGCGCGGACGCCCGGCGCGTTAATGACGATTGCGCAGATGGCCGTTGCGCAGATGACGGTTGGCCAGATGGCAAGCCAGCGAACGGCGAATGGTCAAACCGCAAATGGTCAAACTGCTAATGGCCAAACCGCAAGCGCCTCGGTCGGCCCCCGGCCTCAAAGCACTCCGGCAGCCCGCCAGCACGCGGGGGCGTTGGGCGGCCTGCGCGGTGTCATCCAGCTGACGCTGGGCGCGTCGCCGTTCAAGCGCGTCCTTGGCGACATCGACGCGTGGGTGCAGATCCAGGCGCGTTTGCTACAGGCAGCGGGGTCTGAGGGGAATGCAGGGCAAGCCGACCGCGACCTTGCCCGCGTGTCACGCACCAGTGGCACGCCGTATGCCGACAACGTCGACACGTACGCACGCTCGGCGCTAACGTTGCAAGACCATGGGCGCACGCGGCAGGAAGCCACCGGCATCACGGAAGCCGTGGCCTTGAGCATGCGGCTGTCGCAGACGCCGGCCCAGAACCGCGACGGCATCGTCACGGCACTGACGAATATGGTCGAGCAAGGCCGGTTGGACCTGGGGCAATTCAACACCTTGCCCCAGCGCATGCAGGACGCGTTGGCCACGGGGCTGAATCTAAGCCGTGGCCAATTGCGTGATCAAGTGCAGGGCGGCCTGGTTACGACGGACCGGGCGTTGCCGGCATTGCAATCGCAATTGCCGGCCATGCGCACCGAAGCCGAGGCTGCGCCCGCGTCCATCACGGCAGCAATGACGGTGTTTAACGACGCCATGCAGCGCTACCTGGGCCAGGCGCTGCCGGCGGGCCGCGGCGTGTTGAACGGCGTAGCCACGTCGATCCTGTTTCTGGCCGACCACATCGACGCGGTCGTCAAGCTGCTTGCCCTGACAGGCGCCAGCATCGGGCTGGTCTCGTTGGGCAACGGGCTGCGGCGGGCCAGGGCGGTGGCGGGCGGCCTGTTTCAATCGCTGATCGCTGCCACGCGCGCCGCCCTGGGGTTGGATGCCGCGATGGCGATGCGCAGTGGCCCGGCGGGCGCCATGCAGATGCTCTCTGTGTGGACCCGGTCGATAGCGCCCATGCTGCGCATGGCGGCGGTGTTGACCACGATCTATCTGATCGGCGAAGACATCGCCAACTGGATGGCCGGGGGCGAGTCCGTCTTGGGCGGCTGGATCGGCGGTGTGGAGGAATGGCAGGACGAGCTTGATGCCGTGTCGTCCGTGCTGACGTTTGTGAAGGACCTGCTGGGCGGTGCGGGCGAGGCGCTGGGGCCGTGGATCCAGCGCTTCGGATCGATTGCCGTGATGGTCTACGGCCTGTGGCAGATCCTGTCGCCCGTCGGCGGATTCCTGCTGAACCTGGCAAGGGTCGTGGTCCCCATGTTGTGGAACGCGTTTGCCATGACACCGATCGGCCGGATCATTTCGCTGATCGGCATGCTGGCCGTCGCGCTGTGGCAAATCTGGGAAAACTGGGACGCCATCAAGGCGTACATCTCGGCATCCTGGGATGCGCTGATGGCGATGGCCATGGATTCGTTCCTGGGACCGGTCATCGAATACATCCGGGCCATCTGGAAATTCTGGAGCGGTCTGGTCAGCGGCGTGATCGCGGCGTTTACCGGTGACTGGGACGGGGCTATCGCGCATTGGGCGGGCGCCTTCAACGGCCTGTGGACGTTTTTCTCGGACATGGGCGGCCGCATGGTCGCCACCGTCAAGGAGATCGGCCGCGCCATCCAGACCTGGGTGATCGACAAGGCGCGTGCGGCAAAGGACTGGCTCAAGAGCTTGCTGCCTGGCCAGTCAGGCCCCGACGCCGGCGACCAGGCGTCGGTAATGGACGGGTGGTCGCCGGACGCGGCGCCGAATTGGTTGACGACGGCAAGCAGCGCAGCGGGGCTGGTCGTGCCGCCTGTGTCCGTGATCGGTCCTGTGCCGATGCGCGTCGGCGCCCCATTCAGCTTCCAAAGCAGCAACAACTTCGTCGTCAACGTGGCGTCCGGCGATCCTCTAGTGGTGAAAAAAGCGGTTGCCGATGCCGTGAGCCAGGGGCAGCAACGCGGTCTTCAAAGCCTGCCGCACTGGTACGACCTGACGCCCGGCGTCGAAAGCCCCGGATAGGAGCCCTAATGAACTTTGTTTCCATGATCTTTGGATGGAATGGCGGCAGCAGCATCGGCACCTTGCCCCTGGATGCGCTGGTCAACGAAACCACCCAGCTCAACAGCCGAACAACGTCATTCGCCGTGGAAGACGGCCCGCCGGTCACCGACCACGTGGGCCAGGATCCCGAGCAACTGACGCTGACAGGGTGGGTGACTGCCGCCGACATCAGCTTGCTGGGCGGCTTTCGCAGCGCGGCCTTGGGCGCCGGCCGGTCAAAGCTGATCGGCGCCAAGGACGCGCTGCGCAAGATCCATGCGGATCGCCTGCCCATCACCATCACGACGGGGATGGACGTCTACGTGGACTTCGTGATGGAAAGCTGCTCCATCGGCCGCACCAACACCGCGGGCGACCGTTACGAGCTGTCCGCCACGTTCAAGCGCATCCGCAAGGTGACGTTGCGGCAGGCGGACATTCCTCCGGAAAAAACCTCGGGCAGCGCGACGGGCAAGGCCGGGTCGACCAAGGCCAACGCGGGCAAGCAAAGCGGCGTGCCCGCCAGCCCGAAGCAACGCGACACTTACAACTCGGCAAAGGGTTTGAACCCATGATCCAGATACTCGTACCGGACGCCAACGACAGCCTTATCGAATTGGAGCTGGACGGCATGACGGTGTTCTTGCGGCTGTCCTGGAACAGCGAGGCCCAGCAATGGGTGCTGTCCATCGAGAACGCCTACAACGAGCTGGTCGTTGCCGGCATCGCCGTGGTGCCGGACACGCGCTTGCTGGCGGGCTACCGCCATCTGCCCGTGCCGCCGGGCGAACTGGTGGCCTTGGCGCCGGACCGTCGCGACACCATCAGCCGGTCGGCGCTGCCGTCGGGCGAAGTGGCGTTGCTGTACGTCAACGCGGCGGAGGTGGTTGATGGCAAGGTTTGATCGCGTCTACCGCCTGCTGGTTGGCAAAAGTGGCGCGCGCGGCCTGGAAATCATGCCCCCGATGCGCATCACGTTCGATATCGCCAAGACGGCGGCCGAAGAGCCCAACGACGCCAAGATCAGCGTGTACAACCTGGCCGAGCAAACCCGGCGTTCGTTGGAAGAGCCGGGCTTGCAATGCGTGCTGTATGCGGGCTATGCCGAAGAGGGCGGTCCCCTGTTGATGGCATCGGGCAGCATCGTCTTTGCCTATACGCGCTATGGGCCGCCGGATGTCGTGACCGAACTGACGGTCAAGGACGGCTATATCGAAGTGCGCGATACGGCGGTGTCGATCGGCCTGGGCCCGGGGGCGCGCGCTCGCGACATCATTCGCGACATTGCGCGGCAGATGGGCTTGCCGCTGGTCATGGCCGACGATGTGCCCGACCGTCGTTGGGAGCACGGGTTTTCTTTCTACGGCGCGGCGCGCACCGCGCTGCACAAGGTGACGCAAGGGACCGGCCTGGAATGGTCGGTTCAGAACCAGCAATTGCAGGTGGTGCAGCGGCTGGGCACTACGCGGCGCCAAGCCGTTGTACTGGCCGTGGACAGTGGCCTGTTGGGCCAACCCGAACGCACGCGTGAAGCGGCCACTGAAAAGGCGAAGTCGAAAGGAAAGGCGCCGGCACAGGCGGGGGCACGCGCGCCTGCGGCCGGCGCCGTGGCGGCCAAGCCCGCCAGCGCCCAGCAACAGCGCGACGGCTGGAAGGTCAAGTCGCTGTTGCTGCCCACCATCAGCCCCGGCGACCTGGTCAAGCTGGAAAGCCGGTCCGTCCAGGCGTTTCAACGCGTTGAAACCGTGCGTCATACAGGCGATAGCGAAGCCGGTGACTGGCAAACGGAGTTGACCCTGGTGGACACCCAGGCCGCGCCATCCAAAAAGGAACAGACATGAGCAATGCGGTAACCCTTATCCGCCGTCTTATCGCCACGGAATTGGCGGATATCTATACGACGCTGCCTGGCGAAGTGGTCGCGTATGACGGCACGTTCGTCACGGCGCGCCCCACGCTGGCCAAGCGGCTGGCCAATGGCGAAGTGCTGTTGCCGCCCCAGGTGGTGCGCGTGCCGGTGTGTTGGCCGGTAGGCGATGTGCACGGCGCGCAGGCGTTGATCTCGGTGCCGCTGGCGCCGGGCGATGCGATCAAGCTGTCTTTTTCCGCCCGTGCATTGGAAAACTGGCTGGGGGGTGATAACGGTCCGCCGGACGATCCGCGCCAGTTCGATTTGTCTGACGCCTTCGCCTCGCCGCTGCTGCGGCCGGGCACGATGGCGGCGGACACACAGAACGTCAGCATCCAGTACGGGCCGGGCACGTTGAAGCTGTCGCCGGCCGGCGACCTGACGTTTCATGTCAAGACCTGGACGGTGCAGGCGGAACAGGCCACCTTCAACACGCCGGTCACGATCAACGGGCCGCTGACCTATACCCAGGGCATGGCGGGCGAGGGCGGCCAGGGGCGGCGCGTCGATGCGCATTCGGGGCGGCGTGGCCTATGAAGGCGGCGCGATCACCCATAACGGCACGAACATCGGCGACGCGCACCGTCACCCCTACGCCGGTGGCACGACCCAGGGACCGCTCTGATGGCACTGGACCTTGCTTTATCCCCCGACCGCGATCTGGACCTGGACCTGCTAGGCCGCGCGTCATTCGTGGAGGGCGCCGACCGTATCGCGCAGCAGATCAACACCACCTTGCTCGCCTTCATGGGCGAGTGGTTTCTGGACACGACCTTTGGCGTTCCGTACTTCGAAGACATCCTGGTGAAGTCGCCCGATCGGTCCGGCATTGAAGCCATCTTCCGTGCGCGCATCCGCGAGGTGCCGGGCGTGACGCAGGTCAGCGCGATGCAGCTGCAACTGGAACGCCAACTGCGCGTGCTACGCGTGACCTACCAGGCCGACACCACCTTCGGGCGACTGGAACGCGTGGTCTTGCTGCAAGCGTCTTAACCCCCTTATTTTTGTCGAGGTAACTATGGCCTACGGTGTCACACCGGACGGGTTCGTCCGACCACGCCTGCCCGAAATCCGCCAGGAAATCGTGGCCGACTTGCGTGCTCGCATGCAATCGGCCGGGTTCAATGGGGCGGTGGAAACCCGCCCGGACAGTATTACCGGCCTGCTGATCGACACCTTCGCGGAACGCGAAGCCACGTTGTGGGAGCAGGCTGAAGGCGTCTACTACGCGATGTATCCGGGCTCGGCGACGGGCGTCTCGCTGGACCGCGCCGTGTCGTTCACCGGCGTGTCGCGCTATCGCGACGAGCCTTCGCGCGCCTATGTGGTGCTGTATGGCGCGGCGGGCACAACGGTGCCGGCCGGTGCGCAAGCGCGGCATCGCGTCAGCCAGAACTTATGGGCGCTGGACAGTGCCGTGCAAATCCTGCCGGGCGCGGCAGCGGATGTGACGCTGCAACCCGCCGTCGCTGCCCAAACCGCCTATACCGTGTCGATTGACGGCGTGGACTATGCCTACACCAGCGGCGTCACGACGAATTTGCCGCAGGTGCTGGCGGGCTTGGTGGCCGCGCTGAACGGCAGCGGGCTGGCGGTGTCCAGCGACGGCGTCTCCGTGCGGCTGCATACGGACGGGCGGCAGGCAGCGTCGTTCGCGTGGTCCCCCGCGTTGTCATTGGTTCGTCTGGGGTCGCCCGGCCTGATGACAACGGTGGACGCGTCCGACGAAGGGGCCGACGTAGGCGACCTGAATGGCATCGTGACGCAGGTGGACGGGTGGGACGCCGTCAACAATCTGCAAGCGGGTGTGGCGGGACGCCTGGCGGAAAACGCCGCCCAGCTGCGGGCCCGCTACACCACCGGCCTGTTTCGTCTGGGCGCGGCAACGCTGCCCAGTATTGCGCCCAACGTGCGCGACCGCGTGGCCGGCGTGCGCGTCGTGAAAGTCTTCATGAACAGCACCGACGTGCCGGACGCACAGGGCCGCCCGCCGCACAGCGCGCACGTGGTGGCCGACGGCGGGCTGGATGACGAGGTGGCCGATGCCATCTTTCGCGTGGTGGCGGCGGGCATCGACACCCACGGCCAGCGTCAGGTGGTGGTCAAGGATGAAGAGGGCGCCAACCATCTGATCCGTTTCGACCGGCCTGAACGTGTCTACCTTTGGGTGCGTTGCGCCACGACACTGCTGCCGCCGTCCGAGCAAGCATTTCCGCCCGACGGCTTTCAGCGCATCGCCCAGAGCCTGGCGGCGGTGGGCGAGGGCTTCACCATCGGCGAGGACGTCGTCTTGCAACGGCTTTACGGCGCCATCTTTCGCACGCCGGGGCTGGCGTCCGTGGACCTGGCGCTGGCGTTCTCGACCAACCCGGCCTTCACGCCCGCGCCCTCGGACTTTCGCGCCGCCAACGTGGCGATCCAGGACTTCCAGGTGGCCGCGTTTGACCTGTCGCGCATTGAGGTGACGTGATGGATCTGCATCAGAACCACGGGCAGGTTGCCTGGGGCCATTGGCTGGGCCAATTTCAAACCAAGCGGCGGTTGGAGGCGCTGGTCAAGGCGCTGCTCAAACCCGCGGACGGGCTGCAAGGCGCGCTGCGGGCGCTGTACGAAGACCGCTGGCTGGACACCGCGGTGGGCAGGCAGTTGGACGGCATTGGCGAGATCGTCGGCTTGCCGCGCGTGATTGATGAAGCGATCTACCTGCAATTTTTCGGGTTTGAAGGGCAGCCGAGCGTAGGCGGTTTCGGCCAGGCGCGCTTTCGCCGCGCCAATGAACGGCCCGTGGCCGGCTCTACCGCGCTGCTGGACGCGGAGTATCGCAAGCTGCTGTATTGGAAGATCGCCTTGAACAACGGGCATGGCACCACGCCGGAGATCGCCCGTTCGCTCAAGCCGATCTTCGATGTGACCCGGGTCGTGGTGCAAAACGCCGGCAACGCAAAGATCCGTATCTGGGTCAGCCGCATTCCCGGCCCCAACGACCCACTGATGGCCAACCCCTACAAGTGGGTGCCCCAAGCCGCCGGCATCGGCGTGCAACTCATCACCGGCTCGACCGACAAGCCCTTCGGCTTTCGCGAGCAAGGTTTCTTTGGCTTTGGCGTCGGCGTGCTGGCGCGAGGGATTTACTGATGGCAGACCCTACTTTTTTCGACCTTTTCAAATCGACCTGGGCACAAAACGGCCTGACGGAGGACATCACCGACCAGCAGTACAAGACCGGTTGGTCGTTCATCGGATCCGTGCCGCCTTCGGTCGAGCAATTCAACAAGGTGCAGCAGACCACCGACGAACGGCTGGCCTGGCTGTACAAGCAGTTGGACGGCCTGGCCGAGGTCACCGGCAGACCGCTGGCGGCCACGAGTTTCGATGCGTTGAGCTACGCGCAACAGAACCTGAACGCCGCGAACCTGAAGACCGGCACGGTGCCGGTGGCGCGTCTGTCCGGCACGGCCACGTCGTTGACGGCGGGTGCGGCGACAAAGCTCGCGACGGCGCGCACCATCGCCGCCACTGGCGACGCCACGGGTACCGGTTCGTTCGACGGGTCCGCCAACCTTTCCCTGGGCCTGACGCTCAGCCCCAGCGGTGTTACGGCCGGCAGCTACGGCAACGCGAATGCGGTGCCGACGTTCACGGTGGATGCCAAGGGCCGCGTGTCCGCCGCCGGCGAAGTCGCCGTCGGCAACGCGGCCACCGCAACCAAGCTTGCCTCGGCCCGCACGTTCTCGGTCACGGGTGGCGCAACGGCGGCCGGCGTCAGCTTTGACGGGTCGGGCAACGTGGCGCTGAACGTGACGGCGCTGGACGTCTCGAAGGCATCGGCCGGCACCTTGCCCGTGGCGCGTGGCGGCACGGGTATGGCAACCGTGGCGGCAGGTTCGTATGTGACGGGCGCGGGAACCGGCGCGCTGGTGCCCCGCACCCCAGCGCAGGTGCTGGAAGACATCCAGGCGCTGCCCAAGGCCGGCGGCGATATCAGCGGGCCCTTGGTGCTGGGCACGGGCGCGGCGATCGGCGCCCAGTACGGAACGAATACCGCGTCAGGACGCACCGCGCATGTCCTGCTGCCGGATGGTGGGGGTTATTCCACGCACACCGGAACCGTGGTTGGCGCGATGAAAATCACGTTGCCCGCCGCGGCGGTCGGCGCGAACACGATGCTGCGTTTGCGGGTGGATGTCTTCGAGTACCTGGACGGCGTGCCGCCGGTGTCGTTGTTGATCCATGGCTACGTGCAAACAACGAAGGCGTGGGCACGCTGCGGCGCGACGGTGCTGGCGGGCAGCGCGGCTTCCGATCTGCCTGTCCGGTTCGGTTCGGACGCGGCGGGCCTTCCATGCATCTGGATCGGCGACACAACCAAGTCCTGGTCATACGCAAGCGTGACCGTGTCGGAAGTGCAAGCCAAATACAACACCTCCGGCGCGTCGGTGGCTGGTTGGGGCGTGGGTTGGAAGGTCGAGCCGGTGACGGCGTTTGAGACCGTGTCGCAGACCCTGGCGAGCGGCAATCTGGCTTTCGGCCGGGCGGATATCCCCACGGTAAACGGCCTGCAGGACGCTTTGGACCTGAAAGCCAATGCTGCCGTATCACTTCTGGCTGGCAACGGCCTGAGCGGCGGCGGTACATTGGGCGCCAATCGCACTGTGGCTCTGGGCATTCCGTCCAAGCTGACCGCCGTGACGACGAACGCGGTCACGTCGACCAGCCATACCCATGAACTGGATACGCAAACCGCCCCGAACGATGCGACAGCAGGGCGGATTCTGACCCTGGGTAATGCGTTCGGGCTGGGGGCGGATAATCCGTTGAAATCGATGAATTTGAACACCGTGATCGCTCCGGGGCTGTATGGCCAAAGCGTAAGCAGCGATGCAACGCTGACGAGAAATTATCCGGTGCCGCTCGCAGGGACCTTGTTAGTCGGCGTAGCAGGGCAAACTATCTCTACGCAGATGTACACGGTCTTCAACTCAGGCGCGACGTATTCGCGTGCCAGATATGGCGAGACGTGGTCGCCTTGGCAGCGGGGCGTCTTGGAGAATGATCTTGCGTCTGCGACACAGTCCGGTCTGGTGAAGCTCGCAACAGCGGATCAAGCTGTTGCGGGCACAGACGGCTCTTCTGCGATGACGCCTCTGACCGCTGCCATTGCGGTCAATGGGCGTCTAGCGACCGATGTACTGGCGCAGGCCGGCACCGACAATTATCGGCTGTTGACGCCGCAACTTATGGCTCGGGCGTTCGGCGGGGGTAACAGTCGACTGGAGGGGCAGGGGTTCCAGCGGCTGCCAGGGGCGGGAAATCTCGTCATTCAGTGGGGATCGTCAGCAGGCTATGACAGCTACACCATTGCTCCTTATATCCCGAGCTATATCCTGGGTTATGTAGCGACATGCTATGGCAACGTAGGGTCCGCGGCGTCAGCCGCATGGTGCGAGGTCAGCCTTATTGAGTCAGCCACGAAAATGCAGATCGCTGCCTACCGACCTGGCCCCGGTGGGGGCGCCATTGCGGCTCCTCGGGGCGTGCAATGGCTACTTTTCTGCTTGCCACGATAACGAAAAAGGAAATGACATGAAATGGATGTTTAGCGCGTCGATGCAGGAGTTCTATAACTTGGCGGGCGAACCCGAAGATCGCCTTCCCGCAGATTGTGTCGAGGTGAGTTCCGCAGTGGCGGAAAAATTGCTTGGCGAACTGGAAAGCGGGGATCGGCTGCTCATCGTGCAGGAGGACGGGCGGCCTTCGACCGTTCCTAGAATCGTATTCAGCCCGTCGGAATTGATGTTCTTTCATACCGGTATCAATAGCGCGGCGGCGATTCCGTCGGATTCTGTGCCCGTGAGTGTTTCCCTGGCCAACGATATTCAGGCACAGCTGGCTCTGGGCAGAGTCATTGCGGCTAATCCCGACGGGCAACCCATTACATTGCCGCGCCCTCCCGAGCCGCAAGAGGCTGTTGCTGCTCGCGTGCTTGCTCAACGTGACGCGTTGCTTGCAGAAGCCGCGATTCGTATTGCCCCGTTGCAAGACGCGGTGGATCTTGGCATTCCTCTCGCTGGAGACGAGGCACGGCTTCAAGCATGGAAACGCTACCGGATCGCGCTGAATCGTGTCGAATCTAACGCGGGTTTTCCGCGGAACGTCTCGTGGCCGACGCGGCCAGAAGCCGTTGTCTAGCGACCGCCCGTTTCGACGGGTTTTTTTTCGTCTATGGAGGTCGTATGTCCGACTGGGAACGAACCCTTGCATGGTTGGCTGGCGTAGGCGCGCTGGTGGCGGTCGGCCGTGCTCTAACAAACAAGGAAGAACTACCGTGGCGTGTGGTGGCCGGACGAGTGATTCTCGGAAGCGCTCTTTCAACCGTAGTCACACTGTTGCTGATTCCGTATCCGGACGCGCCGATGCCGGTATTAGTCGGCGCCGGGGCGGCAGTGGGCATCCTGGGTGAACAAGTGCTGGAGGTTGCCGCGCGGCGGATCCTTGCATTCAAACTCGGAGGCGGCGCGAAGTGATTATGTCTTCGGCACCCCCTTTGCGTCGTAGTGCGTCAGCGGGCAAGATGAGAGGCGGCTATGGACCTACACGCAATTTGTGATTACACAGTTACCCCCGCCTTGACGCTGCTTCCGCCCGCGATGGACACGCCGCAGGCCCGCGTTCTCTTGCTGGCTATCGGCTTGCAGGAAAGCCGCTTTCTGCATCGTCGGCAAGTCGGTGGACCGGCCCGAGGCTTCTGGCAGTTCGAGCAAGGCGGTGGCGTGCGAGGCGTGTTGACGCATGCTGCCACTTACGGACCTGCCCGCCGGCTCTGCGCCGAACGCGACGTGGCGGCCACGGCGGGCGCCGTCTACACCGCCCTGGAAGCGGACGACGTGCTTGCCGCCGGCTTTGCGCGTCTGCTCTTGTGGACCGACCCGGGTCGTTTGCCTGACGAGGGGGACGCCGACAGCGCCTGGGCCTTGTACCTGCGCACCTGGCGCCCCGGCAAACCGCATCAGCACACTTGGCTCGCGCTGTATGCCCAAGCCATGGGCGCTATCGGGGGACGGCATGTTCGCGTGGCTTGA